CAGGAGTTACTGGTGCTGGAATTGAAGGCGACTTAGCTGGAATTGAAGACGAAGCATTAGATACAGATATAGAAGCAGGCGGAGATACAACACCACCTGACACTGTTACAGGACAAGAGTTAGGTTCTGGAGCAGCAACAACGGACCAAACGGTATAAATACAATATGATACTTAGAGAACTATTTTATTTTGATCCAGACACTATTGAGCCTACAGAGGACAATAGGTATGAACCTCAGTATGACGAGTCACCTATTAAGAAAGGTGATACTCGCAAAACCAAATTAACATTACGCCAGATAAACAGAATACGTAAAGCAAGCGAACTACATAACAAAGAAGCAAAAGAAGAACTGCAATTTGTAAGACAAATGTATGGCATTGCTAACCAAGCTGAAGCTGGCATTTAATGGCAAAAATAGACAAGACTCAATACACAAAACAAGAATGGCGAGAAATTAGAAACCAACGCCGTATCCAAAAAGTTGTAGAAAAAAATAAAAAACTTGTCGAAACTAGTCACCGAAAAAATAAAAAAACTGCATTTGTATTAGGCAACGGCACTAGTCGTGCTACAATTGATCCTGCCGATCTTTGGCCATACGGTAAAACATACGGATGCAACGCATTATATAGATCTTTTGCACCCGACTTCCTTGTAGCAGTAGATGTAAAAATGATATTAGAAATTAATAAATCTAAATATCAACATACACATTCAGTATGGACTAATCCTAATAAAAGCTATTCTCACATCAAACATCTAAATTTTTTCTCTCCAAGTAAAGGATGGAGTAGTGGCCCGACAGCATTATGGTTAGCAAGTCAACATGGTTACGAAACAATTTATATTTTAGGGTTTGATTATAAAGGGTTAAAAGATAATACATCGTTTAATAACATATATGCAAGTACTATGAATTATAAAAAATCTACAGACGGACCTACTTTTTATGGGAATTGGATGCGCCAAACACGTAGTGTAATCCAAGAAAACAAAGATATTAACTATGTAAGAATAATAGCATCAGATAATTATTCACCCGACGAACTAAATACTTTTGACAATTATAACGAAGTTCTTGTTGAAGATTTCACGAAAATGTTCGAAATATCATAGTGCCAGCCGAAAACAGCCTGTTTTTGGCCTATTTCTGCATACTTTTTTCCGTATAGAGTAAATAGTATTGACAGCCTTACCCAACAGGGTAATACATTCATTTATAGGAGAAAACAATGGCAGATCAAAATAAATTTGAAGAAATGCTTGAGCGCCTTATCAACGAAGATAAAGCAGGTGCAGAAGAGCTTTTCCACGAGATTGTGGTAGAAAAATCACGTAACATATACGAAGGTTTACTAGAGTCAGATCTAGAAGATCTAGACGAAGCTGATGACGAAGCAGTAGACGAGTCAGATGATGAAGCAGTAGACGAGTCAGATGACGAAGATCTAGACGAGTCAGATGACGAAGATCTAGACGAGTCAGATGATGAAGAAGTTGAAGAAGGATTCGACTTAGGCGAATTTGAAGTTGAAGCTGACCCAATGGACGCAATGATGGGTGGTGACGCAGGCGACGACATGGAAATGGGCGGCGACGAAGAAGGCGACGACGAAGGTGAAGAAGGTGACATGGAAGATCGTGTAATGGATCTTGAAGATGCGCTAGACGACCTAAAAGCAGAATTTGAAAAAATGATGGACGGCGACGACGAAGCTGGTGATGATGAAGAAGGCGGAGACGCAGTTGACGACATGATAGACGATGTTGAAGACGAAGCAATTGCTTTTGAATCAGACGAAGAAGTCGAAGAAGCAACTGACGAAGAAGTTGATGAAAGCAAAAAGTCAGCAGGCGAAACAATGCGCGAGTATGTTGAAAAAGTATCAGCTACAATGGGTGACACAGGTACTAACGGTACAAAGTCAGCAGTAGCAGGTAAAAATGACATGGGCGGCACAAGTGCTAATATTGCAAAAAATGCAGTAGCTGGTGATCCAGAAGCAGGCGCAGGTTCAACTGTAAAAGGTTCAGCACTAAGTGATACAAGTGCAAAAGAAGATTCGGCTGGTAACGTAAATGTTCCAGGCGGTAAAGCTGCTAAAGCAGGCAGCAATCAACCTGGCCACGGCGCTGAGAAAAAGGGCAAGCCAGAGACAGCAGCTAATAAAAAACCAACTATTGGCGGCTAAAAAAGACGTTAGGAACCAAACATGGCCAACTTTTTAAGAGAACATTTGACATTTGACCAAGCAGGCATGGTACTTGAGACCGCGGAAAACTCAAATGGAGGCAAAGATCTTTACCTAAAAGGTATTTGTATCCAGGGCGGAGTACGCAACGCTAACCAGCGTGTGTATCCTGTAAATGAGATTGGAAGGGCTGTCAAAACTCTCAATGATCAAATCAGCGAAGGTTTTAGTGTAATCGGCGAAGTTGACCACCCAGAGGGTCTTAACATTAACTTAGATCGTGTAAGTCATATGATCACAGATATGTGGATGGATGGCGATAACGGTTTCGGCAAAATGAAAATCTTACCAACCCCTATGGGACAGTTAGTTAAAACTATGTTAGAAGCAGGTGTTAAACTAGGTGTTTCCTCTAGGGGCTCTGGTGAAGTTGACGGTAACGGCAACGTTACTGGTTTTGAAATAATCACTGTGGACGTTGTGGCTCAACCCAGCGCCCCTGGTGCATATCCAACTCCGATATATGAACATATCATGAATACTCGTGGCGGGATGAAGGCATATGAATTAGCAGAGGCAACAAAAGAAGATGCAAAGGCACAAAAGTTTTTAAAGAATCAATTGGTTAATATAATCAATGGTCTCCAATAAACGAGGAGAATAATATGTTGGACGCATTAAAATCACTCTTCGAAAGCGATGCACTTACAGATGATGTAAAAGCAGAACTTCAAGAAGCATGGGAAGCTAAAATCGGTGAAAACCGTAAAGCAGTCACTGCGGAACTTCGTGAGGAGTTTGCTCAAAAGTACGAGCATGACAAGCAAACAATGGTGGAAGCTATTGACAAGTTGCTTGAGGAACGTCTAGCTGAAGAAATTTCAGAATTTGCAGAAGATCGTCAGCAGTTAGCTGAAGCAAAAGCGAAGTATGCTATTGCTATGCGTGAAAACGCAGACCTTATGCAAGGTTTTGTTATGGAACAGCTTAAAACAGAAGTTTCCGAACTACACGAAGAACGCAAAGCAATGGCTGTACAGCATGCTAAACTTGAAGATTTTGTTGTTGAAGCATTATCTAAAGAAATTGCAGAGTTCCACGAAGATAAACAAGACTTAGCTGAAACGAAAGTACGATTAGTACGTGAAGCTAAGGAACACTTCGCTAAGGTCAAAACAGACTTTATCGAAAGAAGTGCAATAGCAGTATCAGAAACAGTTGACAAAGCTCTACGTAGCGAAATACATCAACTTAAAGAAGATATTGATGAAGCAAGACAGAACGACTTTGGTCGTAAGTTATTTGAAGCATTCGCAAGTGAATACACAAGTAGCTATCTAAACGAAAACTCAGAAACATCTAAACTTTTAAAAGTTGTCGATGCAAAGAACAAGCAGATTAGTGAAGCAAAAGTTGCTGCTAAGAAAGCTATTGAAATTGCAGAAGCACAGCAAAATAAAAATAAAGTACTTTCTGAATCAGTTCGCAGAGAGAAAATTATGACAGATCTAGTTGCTCCTTTATCAAAGGATCAGCGCGATATCATGACAGACTTACTGGAAAGTGTACAAACTGACAGATTAAATAAATCTTTCAATAAGTACCTACCATCAGTTATTGACGGCAACGGACCAGCGAAGCGCAAGGCAGTCTTATCAGAGGCAAAAGAAATTACAGGCAACAGAACACAAGAAAAAACTATGACACCAAAAGCAGACGATTCTAATGTATTAGACTTACGCCGTCTTGCTGGATTAAATTAAGGAGATTATGATGTCAGAACTATTAGAAAGTCGCTGGACAGACACAAAGACTGCTCTTCTTGAAGGCCTAGACGGTAACAAGAAGTCAGTAATGGCTGCCACACTAGAAAACACTCGCAAGTATCTTTCAGAAGCTGCAACAGCGGGTGCAACAAGCGCAGGTAACGTAGCAACACTTAACCGTGTTATCCTACCAGTTATCAGACGTGTTATGCCAACTGTTATTGCTAACGAGTTAGTAGGTGTACAACCTATGACTGGTCCAGTTGGTCAGATTCACACACTACGTGTACGTTACGCAGATGCTTTTAACAGCACCAACGGAACAGACACAGCAGCTGGTGATGAAGCACTAAGCCCATTCAAAATTGCTGAAGGTTACTCAGGTGCCGCAGCAGACGACAGGGCAGCAGCCACAAGCGCATTAGAAGGCGCGGCAGGCAACAGAATGAGCATTCAGATCTTAAAGCAGACTGTTGAAGCTAAATCACGTAAGCTATCAGCACGTTGGACCTTTGAGGCAGCTCAAGATGCACAGTCACAGCATGGTATTGATGTTGAAGCAGAAATTATGGCTGCTCTAGCACAAGAAATTACAGCTGAAATTGATCAAGAAGTATTAGCTTCTTTAGGTTCACTAGCAGGATCTGCTGCTGAAACTTATGACCAATCAGCAGTAAGTGGCACAGCTACTTTCGTAGGTGATGAGCATGCTGCATTAGCAGTACAAATCAACCGCGTAAGTAACTTGATTGCACAGCGTACACGTAGAGGCGCAGGTAACTGGGCAGTGGTATCACCATTTGCACTAACTATCCTACAGTCTGCTACAACTTCAGCGTTCGCAAGAACAACAGAAGGTACATTCGAAGCACCAACTAACACTAAAATGGTTGGTACATTGAACAATGCAATGAAAGTATATGTAAACACATATGCAGCTGACAGCAGTCCAGTACTTATTGGTTACAAAGGATCAAGCGAATCAGACGCAGCAGCGTTCTATTGCCCATATATCCCACTAATGAGCTCAGGCGTTGTACTAGATCCAGATACATTTGAACCAACTGTATCATTCATGACACGTTATGGTTATGTGGAACTAAACAACACAGCATCATCGCTTGGTAACGCAGCTGATTACTTAGGTAAAGTTGACATTACTAACAGTGCAGTAAGCTTCAGCTAAGTTTAATTTATTAAACTAGAATAGGCCCTTCGGGGCCTATTTTTTTGACTTTTTTTAAAAAAGTGGTTGACATTGTTTATAATGATGTTATATTAAGTACATAAGCTAGACGACGGTTTAGATTAGATAGTGCAAGGAATAAGCAACCGCAGCGTTGTAAACTTGGCTAGCACCTGTAGTAGGAGCGCATGAGTGTAGAGATACAAAGATGCGTATTTTGGAAGTAACTTTCCGATGTTAGGCTCTCCGAACTTAGAAATGAGTTGCTGAGGAGTTGTTGGTAATCATTAATCCCAACCTATCACTTTATTATTAAAAGGTCTACCCACTAATGCGGTAGGCCTTTTTTCTTTTTCTTTTCTGTTAACCCTTTGATAAATACTAATGTCAAATAGTGTGCCGCAAGGCGGACTTATGCTGTACCCACAGCGTAGCTCATAGAACGGGCATTGGACTACTTTTTATAGGAGAAAAAAAATGGGAAGACCACTAAACAAGAGATTTTTTGCAGATGCTACTACAGGTCCTGGTGCAGGAGATGAAATCAAAGTTAACTTTCACGACGGAGCAGGCGTTAAAGAAGGCTTCATTGTAAAGCAAAAAGGATCTAAAAGATTCGTATGTTCAGAAACAGGTACGTTAGATACATTACATACTTGTGTGCTAACAACTGGCAAATTACCAGCAGCACTAACAGCAGGTGAAATGGCTATTTCATTCAAAATGGATGATGCAGAAACATACACAGTAAGTAAAATTTCTGGACGTAAAGTAACACTAGTTGCTCCAAGTGCTACAGGCGCAAACGCATATGACGGAAAGTCAGTGCCATGGAACTTTAGTACAAGTACTACAGATGGTGCAGCACAAGTTGAAGAAGCTGGTGAAGATGATGTCTCCAACACTGATGATGACGATTTCACAGCAGACGCATAAGGACTGATGTAATGGAACGACCAATTAATGTTTTTTGGAATTTTTTAAAAAATCTAAAAGATTTGATCGTTTCGGTTAAGATAGGAAACTCTAAGGCAGATCCATTTGGGTCTGTTTTAGAGCAACTTTCCGATAATACATTTAAGGTTAAAGATAACAACGGAAACATTGGAACATGTACATTAGTATCTAAAGATACAGATGAATTAAAAGATAACGAAATGTCGTTATATGCAATTTGTTTAAAGATGTGTTCTAGTGTTTTTATAAAGAAAGTAATAAATGATATAATGATAGATTTTAAGAATAATAATTATAAGTGGGAACTTGATCATGATTCAACACAATCTATTGTTTTGCTAAGGGATATTTAAATGTCAACAAAGTTTTTAAAAATTGGCGGTGATTACAAAATCTCTACAGAATCAGGAGGAAGAATAACTCTTGATACAGGCAATGAGATTGGAGATGTTGTTATTACTGGTGATTTAGTAGTACAAGGCCAATCTACAGTAGTTGAAACTACTAACATGACCATTGAAGATAATATTATAATATTAAATCAAGGTGAAACAGCAAGCGGCATCACTAGAGGCGGTCAAGCTGGTATCGAAGTAGAAAGAGGAACTGACGTTAACGGTAGATGGTTATTTGTTGATGCAATTGATTGGACTGATACTACTGTACCAGGAACTACTAGAAGCGGTGGTTGGTCTGGTAGGGATACGTCAGGAAATATATTAGGTATTGAAACTGTTAGTATTACAACAAGCGGTAATCCTTTTGCATTTTATATTGATAGTAATAATGCTAGTGCAAAAATATCTATTGACGGCGCAAACGACTACGAGTTACGAGTAACTGACGATGATGATATTCCGAATAAAAAATATGTTGATGATTCAATTACAAACTTCTTTAACGTAACAGTACCAAGCAGGATACAAGAAGGTCCAATTGGTAATTTAACAAAATTTGAAACATTTGATGATTCGCAAACTGGCACACCTAGTCGTATAGTAGCTACTATCGATGACGTTGATGTAGTTGAAGTGTTTGGCGACTATGCTGACTTGTATGGTTTAAGAATAGAGTCTTTAACTGGACGAGGCGTTGAGTTAAAAACAACAGAAACAAGCGGTAACGATTTGATACTCGGAGCAATGGGTACAGGTCAAGTTGTTATTGAAGATAATTTTAGAATACAAAGATTAGGTCACGAAGGTGATCAAACTACACCTGATAATATTCCTGTACCTGATGAAGGTGTTACAGTTTTTGCAAATACCAGTAATGCTGGAGGTTCTGGACTCTTTTTTGTTAATGAAAATTCACAAAGAGATGAACTAGTAAGTAGAAACAGAGCACTTTTGTATAGTATGATTTTTTAAGGAAATAAAATGGCAATAGTAAATCAAGCAATTATAGATAACGTAGCAAATGCACCTAATAACTTTAGGTATACAATGTTAACAGTACCAGTAGGTGAGCAATGGGCAATTACAAATATTCTTGTCTGTAACACTTACAATCCTACTGCTGCAAATCCAGAAAACGAAACTTGTGCATTTGATTTACACCTAGTTCCTAGTACAGGAGCATATGCAGATGCTACTACTAGTGTAGTTCGCAGACTGTCTTTACCAGCTGGCGAAACATTTACGTTTGACACTGAGCGTGTAATTTTAGAAGGCGGCGACAGTGTTGTAATAAACGGTGAAGCAAGTGTAGGCGGTACAGGAAGACTAGCATGTACAGTGAGCTATATGAAGGTATTATAAATGAGATTACTTAAGGCACAAAACACTAATCTACGCAACATCTACGGAAAAGGTGTTAAGTATGATATTGACGATCAAGTAATTGTTGACTCAACAAATAGTATGCTTGTGCCTAAAGGTACAACAGCACAACGCCCAGCTACACCTAATAACGGGCACATTCGCTATAATACATCATTAGATACAGGCGGAGTTGAGATTGGCTTAGAAGCATACAATGACAGTGAGTGGAGACGTTTACGCTATAAAGAACCAAACACAAATCCAGGCATTGTATGGCAAAACTTAGGTAACGGCGATGCAACCGAAACGGTGTTTGGCATACTTAACAGTGGCGATCCGGATTATGTACAACCAGAAGCAGCAGAACATGTAATTGTATTAGTTGAGAACGTTGTTCAACTACCTACAACAAACTATACATTAGAACAAAGTTCAGCAGGTAATTTAACAGGACCTAATTCACCGTATGCAGACGGTTGGTATATTAAGTTTACAAGTCCAGTTGATCTTGCTAAGCCTGTAACTGTAGTACATAACTTCGACAAATAACCCGATAAATACTTGCACAGGAGTAAATTATGTCGCAAGTAGGTAGAATATCAGGACCATTATTACAAGAAAATTTAATACGTAACGGTATTGATCTCAGCTTTGAAACTGACTTAATATATCTTGACGTTAGTAGCGGTAGAGTAGGTGTTAAGACTAACTCTCCAAGTAATGAATTACAAAATTCTCAAACTACTAGATCTACAAATTTAATTGTAGATACTGAAGCTAATTTTCCAATACTAAATTTTACAAACAGCACAGTGCAACCGTTCGGCGGCACTAATAATATTGTACTCGATGCAAGGCATAACATTACAGCTAATCGAGTAAAAACAGATAATTTACTAATTGACGACGATCGTATTAGTACATATACTACAGATACTAATATTGAATTAAGACCAAACGGAACTGGTATAACTGAGTTTAATAACTTATGGGTTGAGAATAATCTAAATGTTACAGGTGATGTACGATTAGACGGTGACGTTACATTTGGTAATGCAGACACAGATAGTATAACATTTGACGCAGACGTTACATCAAATATTATTCCTGATGCTGACGTAACTTATAACTTAGGTACTCCAGGAAAACGCTGGCAGACAATTGAAGCAAGACTATTAAACGGTCAAGACATTGACGCACAAGTTGCTCTTATTGGCAACGTTAACATTGGCACAAGACCTGGTAATTTGTATTATGTGTCAACTAACGGCGATAACGCAAATGTAGGCGATCATCCACAAGGACCATTCCTTACAATTGCGCATGCGGCATCACAAGCATCAGCAGGCGACACTATTCATATTGCGCCAGGCGAATATGAGGAAATTTGTCCTATAACAGTTCCTCAAGGCGTAACAATAACTGGTCTTGATTTAAGAAATACTATAGTTAAACCTACGCAAGCTACTAATGCAAATAATATTTTTCTACTCAATGGCGAATCAAGTGTAACTAATTTAACTATAAAAGATTTTTATACAGGGTATGCATTTAGTTTTGCGCCGAACGCAACAGTAACAAGTCGTAGCCCGTATGTTCAAAACATAACTGTACTTACAAGAGGTAGCGTAACAAGTGCAAGTGACCCAAGAGGTTTTGCACAAGGTGATGCTGGTAAAGGCGCCCTAGTAGACGGAGCAAGTGTACTAAGCACTAGTAAAGATGCAAGTATGTTGTTCCATGCTGTAACATTTATTACTCCGGGTGTTGATGCACTTACAATGACTAATGGTGTAAAAGTTGAATGGTTAAACTCGTTTACATATTTTGCAAATAGAGGACTGTATGCTGTTAACGGAAGCACAGGACATCTAAGCACAGACGGGTCAACAGTAGACTACGGCGCAGAAATAAGATCAATAGGATCTGCAAATGTCTATGGAAATTACGGAGCAGTAGCAGACGGTTCAGATACGTTAATGTACCTTATACAACACAATATGGCATATGTTGGTGTAGGAAAATATTCTGATAATGATCCTAGTCGAGTTATACAATCGCAAGAAATATCAAAATTAAACAGTGGTAACATTTATTATCAAACTGTTAATCATGCTGGCAATTTTAGAATTGGTGATAACTTTTTTATTAACCAAGATACTGGTGAAAGTAGTATTGTAATTAATGAAGGCCAAGTACAAGGCTTTGGTAGGCTACGTGCAACGACAAACGGCAACGTAACTATAATTGACGGCGAAGAAGTAAGTACAGGTAATTTATTATTCAATCAAAATACAATATCTTCTGTAATTGGTGATATAAATGTAGATGCATTTGGCGGAGATATTAATCTACTAGATAATACAAATGTAACTGGCGATGTAGACATTACCGGAGACCTAACGTTCGACGGGCAGTTAAACTTAATGGGTAATCAAGCATCTGATACATTAAAATTTAATGTTAATTTTGATCAAGATATTAATCCTAATATTACAAGTTCTTATGATTTAGGATCTTTAAATAAAAAGTGGAACGGCATTTGGCTTACTGAAGCACAAATAGACGACATACATATTGAAGATAATTTTATTACAACTGATTCAAGCAATGCTGACTTAGATTTACGTGCTAACGGCACTGGCGACATTCTTATTCCTAATAACAATGTACAAGTTGATAATAACTTAACTGTAAGTGGCGACACTGATTTACAATCTTTAGATGTAACTGGAAATATACAGCTCGTAGGTGATAAAAATACTACAGGCAATATTAGTATTACTAATCTTAATTTAGATGGAAATTTAGTTTCAGGATCTCAAGTACAACTTGAAGAAATATTAGTTGACGGAAACGTAATTACTACAACTACGTTAAATGCTGATTTAGAGTTACGTGCTGCCGGCACTGGTACTATTAATACAAGCGAACAAGTACAAATTAATAATAATTTATCACTGAGTGATTTGTCTGCACCAAACAGTATAATTACTGTAACTGATAATGTTAGGTTTGATACTGCAAATATAACTAATGTGGTTATACAAGGCAATAAAATAACACATAAGCCTTCAGTTGGTAATGATTATCTTCGGTTAATGAATGTTACAAATATAAGTGCGGATACTATTGTACAAAATAATGTAATAGTTAATGGCACTACTGATATTGACAATGTAACGGTTAACGGAAATATTACACAAACTGGAAATAAAACACAAACTGGAAATTATACTCTTGCAGGAGAATTTAGTAATTCTAATTTGTATATTGAAGATAATTTTATTACTACAACTGAAAGTAATTCGGATTTAGAATTACGTGCAAATGGCACTGGTGATATTTTAATTGACACTGACGACACTGTTACAATATCTAATAATTTAACTGTAGGAGGAGTTTTACAATATAACGGCTTCTTGCAAATTAACGGTGACGTAACTTTACAAGGTAATATTCAAGATGGTAATTTAACTATTACTGAAGATTTTAATGTTACAGGAAATTTAGATGTTACAGGTAACGCACAACTTGAAGAAATACTAATTGACGATAACTTTATTACTACAACTACATCAAATGCTGATTTAGAATTACGTGCAAACGGCACTGGCGATATATTGTTTACTGAAAATACAGTAATACCAAACACTATGTCCTCGCCTAGTATGGATACTAATAATATTGTTAATTCTCAAATTATTACTTCTAATAAATTTTCTACAACTGATAATAATATAACAATAGACGACAATTTTATTACTACAGAATTGTCAAATAGTAATTTAGAATTACGTGCTACTGGAAATGTAGTTTCTCAAGAAAACACTATTATAAATCAAAACTTAACTGTAAATGGCGATACTGATTTACAAGACACAACTATTACAGGTACAATTACGTATGTTGGGGATAATAATCAAACTGGTAATTTAAATTTAACAGGCGACATTAATTTAAGTGGTAATTTTAGTATTACAAACCAACCATTCCTATTTGAAGATATACTTATTGATGGAAATGTATTAACTACTACTCTTAGTAATAGTAATCTAAGTCTAGAATCTAATGGCACCGGCACTGTAAATTTTGATAGTAATGTTAATGTAACAAATAATTTAACAGCAAGAGATATAACAGTAACTGACATTGTTATTAATGACGAATTTGCTTTAGAAAATATGGTAAGTGCAACAGATGTGCAATTATTTGATAACGTAATTACCACATCAAACTCTAATTCAAATTTAGAATTACGTGCAGCAGGTACAGGATTTGTTGAGTTACAAAATATTAAATTTAACGAAAACGTAATATCAACAACAGATAGTACTATAATACTTAACACAACTAATATAGATATACAATCAAATAGTTCATTACAAATACCAGTTGGAGATATTTCACAAAGAATACAAAGATTAGCAGATGAGATTATTGATGGCGGCGATGCTGACGATATACTAATAACTGTTTATGACGGTGGTGATGCAACCACAATATTTGGACCAAATGATTTAATATTAGATGCTGGAGTTGCTCCAGTACCGTCGGGAAACTTAGGCGATATACGTTATAATAGTCAACTTGGTCTATTTGAAGGCTTCAGTCAAGATTTACAATACTTTGGCGGTGTGTATAGTGCAAATTCACGAACAAACGTATCAACAACAACTAATAATACTGTAGAATTTAATGTTAATAACAGTCTAGTAGGGACATTAACGTCTACAGAGCTATCTATGACTGGTTTAGACGTCGACGCAATATCTATTAGAAATAACAACATAGCAATATCAGGTGCAAATGATTTAACGTTATCTCCGCCAGGGACAGGTATTACTATACCAAACGGCTTAAAGTTTGATAATAACATAATATTAAATGAATCAGCAACAGGTCTAGTTATCGGTCAAACAGGCTTTGGATATACAAAAATTAATTCAACAACAGGTGTAGTTACTCCAGTAGGTGACGAAACAAACAAAGGTGCAACACCGCAGCAAGGTGAAATACGTTGGAATACAGCACTGGAAATCCAAGAAGTTTACAATGGTACAGAATGGATTGCAGCTAGGGGTATTGTTGATAATGTTAATGCTTCAGAGTTTGAAGAAATTATTGATTTTTGGACTCTAGTTCTAGGGTAATCACCACTTATTTCCTACATACGATAAATACTATTAATGCAGCATACGACCATTAATGTTGCAGGGTCAAACTGTGGTTAGCCAGCAAAGAGCGAAAGCTGAAAACTTAGGCTAGAGGGACAGGATCCCCGTGTTAAGGAGAAGAGATGGCTGTTGGTCGCATATCCGGTCCGCTTTTAAAGTCAAATTTAATTCGTAATGGAATTGATTTAGCTTTTGAGACGGATCTTTTATACCTAGATGTATCTAACGGTAATCCAGCTAATCATAAGATTGGTATTAAAACTGTTACTCCGTCACACGAATTACATATTAATGGTACAACCCGAACTAATAATTTACTTGTTGATACACAAGCAGATATTGCTGATATTACTATTACTGGCAATACTATTTCTAGTGCAAACACATTAAATTTATTAACTACAGGTACTGATACAGTTGTATATCAAAGGCAACTAGACATTCAGAGTCTATCACTTTATGACAATGTTATTGAAACTAATGAGTCAAACGCAAACATTGAATTACGTCCAAACGGCACAGGTCAAGTTGAAGTTTATTCAGATTTACAAGTTAACGGCGATGTTGACGTAAGTGGTAATGTTACAATTGGCGGCAATATTACACTTGGTGATGCAGACACAGATTCACTAACTTTTGATGCAGACGTAGCATCACACATTATACCAGACACAACTGACACTTATACACTAGGTACTCCTACAAAGCGTTGGGATAACATCTATGTAAACAGTTTTGTTGTTGATAATATCGACACACAAGACTTAGACGTAGGCGGTGTTGACCTTGGATTACGTCCAGGTAACTTATACTATGTATCTACTAACGGTGACGATACAAACACTGGTACACACCCTAATGACCCTGTAGCAACACTAGCTTATGCAGTTAGTATTGCAAGTGCCGGCGATACAGTTTATCTATACCCTGGAACATACGAAGAGATATTTCCACTTACTGTTCCAGTAGGAGTAACAGTAAAGGGTCACTCATTAAGAAGTGTTACAATTACACCTACATCTGGTACAAATACAAATGATGCATTTTTACTTAACGGTGAAACAACTGTTGAAGATGTAACAATAAAAGATTTTTATAGCCCAGGCTATGCATTTAAATATGCAAACAATATGCTTGTTTCAAGCAGAAGTCCATACATAAGAAACGTAACGGTTATTACAAAAGGTAGTGTATTAACAGCTGAAGATCCTAGAGGCTTTAATCAAGGCGATGCAGGTGCAGGTGCATACTTAGATGGTAGTGTTGTTAACGCAAGCTCAAAAGAAGCAGCATGTCTATTCCACGCAGTAACGTTTATTACACCGAATGTTAACGCACTTGTAGCAACAAATGGTGTTAGAGTAGAATGGTTAAATTCTTTTTCATACTTTGCTGATAAAGGTGTATACGCCTTAGACGGCACAGCAGGAAAATACAACGACGGTAAAACACGTATTAGATTAAGTGGCTTATCTGGAACTGCGCCAGCAGCAGCACAAACTGTAACATTTACATCAACTGATAGTTCAACTGTTGTTGGTCCTTTAACAATTGAAAGTGTCGAAGGTGGTGACATACTTGTTATAGATAGTAAAGTTACTGGACTAATTGGATTTGATACTACACCAGCAACTATTGCATTTAGCGGCAGCGGCACTGCTACAACAATTGAAAATCTTGATGTAAGAGACTTTGGTGCTGAAATTAGAATGATTGGTTCAGCTAGTGTTTACGGTAATCAAGGATTAGTAGGAGACGGACCAGGCGTATTAGTTTATGCTATTGGACACAATCTTGCATACATTGGTAACGGTAAAGAAGTTACTAATGATCCAGGCACAGTTATACAAGCAAATGAAATAATAGAATTAAATGATTCTAAAATTAGATATAACTCTGTTGACCACGACGGCGACTTTAGAGTAGGCGATTTATTCTTTGTAGACCAACAAAGCGGTACAGTTAACTTTGCACTTAACAGTCTAAACATTGATATTACTGACGGTGTAACGTTTAATACAAACGGAAATACAAGTTTTGTAAATGGTGAAAAAATTGAAATAGGCAATTATCGACTTAGTGGAAATACTATAGAAACACTAGCCGGTGATGTAAATATTGACGCAAACAGCGGAACAATAAATCTACAAGATAATGTAAATGTAACAGGTAATTTAGATGTCACAGGTAATGTTACAATAGGCGGTAATATTACAATCGGTGACGAAGCAAGCGATACTATCCAATTTGTTGCAGGCATTGACAGTGACATGATTCCTAGTGAAACTAGTCAGTATAAATTAGGAACTGCGTCTTTACGCTGGAGAAATTTATATGTAGATCAAGCTAATATTGACGACATTGAGATACAAGATAACTTCATTACTACAACTACGTCAAATGCTGATTTAGAGTTACGTGCTAATGGCACTGGCAAAATATTAATTCCTAATAATAATGTACAAATTGATAATGACTTAACTGTAAGCGGCTCAACTAACTTACAAGGTACTACTATTTCAGGTACAGTTACTCATGTTGGCGATACAACACAAACTGGTAACTTAGGTATTACTGGCAACTTAACAGTTACACAAGATGTAGATGTTACAGGATCTGCACAGTTTGAAGAAATATTAATTGACGATAACTTTATTACTACAACTACGTCAAACACTGATTTAGAATTACGTGCAGCAGGCACAGGAAAAGTTTTAATACCTAACAACGATGTAGAAATTACAAATAATTTAGACGTAACCGGTGATATTACAGCTGACAACATTACTGCATCACAAACAATAAATGCTACAGTATTCCAATCAGATGATATACAAATCCTCGGTAATACAATAACAACAACACTTTCTAATAGTGATTTAGAATTAGGCACAAGCGGTACAGGTAGTGTTATTATTAATAATGACACAACAATATCACAAAGTTTAACTGTAAACGGTAGTACTGATTTAGATGATGTTACAATTAACGGAAGTGTTATTCAAATTGGTAATACAACACAAACTGGTAATTTAACATTACTAGGAGAATTTACTAACGGTAATATATTAATTGAAGATAATTTTATTACTACAACTGAAAGTAATTCAGATTTAGAACTACGTGCAAGCGGCACTGGTAATATACTAATTCCTAATAACGATGTTAGAATTACTAATAACTTATTTGTTAGTGGCGATGCTACACTTGGCGACACAACATTAACTGGTAACGTTGCAATTACAGGTGACATTACACAAGCAGGTGAATATACTGTTAACAATAATGTTAATGTAGGTAATAATTTAGATGTTACAGGCACAGCGCAGTTTGAAGAAATATTAATCGACGACAACTTTATTACTACAACTACATCAAATGCTGATTTAGAATTACGTGCTAATGGCACTGGCGACATTCTTATTCCTAGTAATAATCTTGTAGTTAATAATAACACACAAATTACAGGTCAACTTACAACAACAACTATTGTAAATAGTGGTGTTGTTACATCTGATCAATTTACTACTGGCGATGTATTAATTGACGATAACTTTATCACTACTACTCAAACAGACAGTGATTTAGAATTACGTGCTAATGGCACTGGTGAAGTTGTAGTACCTAGTAATAATGTTATACTAGAACAAAACTTAACTGTAAACGGTGATACTAATTTACAAGACACAACTATTACAGGAACAACTACACACGTAGGTAATACTTCACAGACTGGCGATTATAATTTAACAGGCAATCTTACAGTTTCCGGCGGTGTTAATATTACTAGTGCAATGCAATTTGAAAATATACGTATTGCAGGGAATGTTTTAGAAACTACTCTTTCAAATAGTAATTTAGACTTACGTGCAAATGGTACAGGCGTCATTGAAATACCAAATAATAATGTTGTTATTAATAACGATCTAAATATTGTTAGCACATTATTTGTAGAAGATATTGATGCATCTGGGACTATTACTGCAAATAGATTTACTACAGGTGATATTTTAATTGATAGTAATTATATTACTACAACAAATTCAAACAGTAATTTAGAACTAAAAACAAGTGGCACTGGTAATGTAGTAATAGATAATTTTGAAATATTTGATAGTACAATAACATCAACTAATGACATTATATTAGATCCTGGTTCTGAACATGTAATAATTGATTCCACTGGTGCGTTGAATATACCAGTAGGTTCTACAGGTACTAGACCAGCAGTACTAGCAGCTGGACAAATTAGATACAATACTTCTTTACAGAGATATGAAGGATACAATGGATCTAATTGGGTAATACTACAAGGCGTTGAAGATTTAGACGGTGATACTAAAATTACTGCAGAACTAAACGAAGGTGATAATGACGGAGTAATACGTTTTTACAGTCAAAATGTTTTAGTTGCTGACTTAGATTCAGATAGATTAAATGTTAATAAATTAACCGTAGATAATATTACCATAGACAACAATGAGATAAGTAGTAGTGCAGATACAGATTTATTATTAACAGCCCAAGGTACTGGTTCGGTAAGATTTGAAAATTTTGGAATAAAAAATAATACTATTACAAACACAGTTTCTGATAGTATTACATTATTCCAAAATACTAATAATGGTTATGTCAAATTTGACGGAACATTTGGATTAGTTTTACCGGTAGGTACAAGTCCTCAGAGACCCGGCGTTGGTTATAGAGAAATAGGCATGACTCGTTTTAACACTGAAGACCAAAGGGTTGAAGTATTTGATGGTGTTAACTGGGTAAGTGTCGCAGGTTCGCAAGGGGGTCTAACTCCAGCAGACGCAGAGGATCTTGCAATTGAAAAGGTATTAATATTCGGATAATAACATGGCAGCAATTTTAAAAAACAAAGTAATAAAAAACATAGGTGTTTTACCTGTAGATATATTTGAAACAGATGTTACACAGCGAGCAACGGTAATTGGCATGAGTATTACAAACTTAACAACAAGTTTTGTTTATGTAGATGTACTAGTGCAAGATGACAGTAGTGTAACTGGATACTATTTGAAAGAAACATTATTGCCTGCAAACACAAGTCTACGTGTAGTAGCAACAGGTGAAAAATTGATACTTGCACCTAGTAATAAATTACAAGTAAAATCAAGTGTAAGCGATAGCGTAGACGTTATCGTCAGCTTTGCGGAGATTGTATAATGAGTCATTTTATAGGGAATACACCAGAACAAGTAGCAAACGGATTTATCAAAAGATATTTTTACGGTTTACGTAGAAATGATGATGGCGAATTGTTTTTAGTTAGAGTTGACCAATTACAAGGCGGCGACGAAAATGTTGTTGTTATTAACGATTTAGGTATTGAAGAAGAAAACTTTCCAGACTTTGAAGAAGGTATTGATTTCTTAGACGGTGTAGGTACAGATGGTGCAGTTGTATATCCAAACTTACGTTATCCACAACTTAAATGGGACGGTAGAAGCTTAATATATTACATAGAACAAGATACAGGATTTCTTGTTCAACGTATTTCCGAAGGGTATGATTTCCCACAAAATATAAGTTCGCCTGGTTATGGCGAAGGCAAAGATAGCGAAGTAATTACTTCAAACAGTACAACAGATTATTAAAGGTTTGACCAATGGCAGAATTTAAAATTGATAGATTTAAGTATAACTGGAAGGGAGATTGGGCTCCAAGTTCAGATTATAAACGAGACGATATTGCAAGGATAAACGGTAGATCGTATGTGTGTATTAAAGGTCACACATCATCAGGTGATTTTGGCAGTGACTTAAATGCTACAATACCTAATAGTGTTCCGCCGCAACCAGATCCAAGATGGATCGTAATGACTGTAAGTAAAAGTTTTATCGGCGAATGGGTAACTGCTACAAATTATAACAAGGGCGATCTTGTTTTAAATGGCGGTACTGTTTGGCTTTGTATTGAAGCACATAACGGGCAAAGTTTTGCAACTGAAATTGCAAACTGGGAAGTATTTACTAAAAGCATTAGTTTTGTTTCTAACTGGACACCTAATACTACATATGCACACGGTGCTCTTGTAAAGTATAACGGATATGTTTACAAATGTCTAGTAGCACATATTGGTAGTGCTACTTTAGAAGACAACCAAACAGATTGGTTAGAATTTCATGTAGGTGACGAATATAGAAATTCTTGGATAACTGAAACCGTTTATAGAAAAAATGATATTGTAAGATATGGTGCTTCTGTGTTCCGTTGTACAGAAACTCATACTTCGGGTGTTGTGCAACTTGATGATACAAAGTTTACATTAGAATTTCCTGGTACACAGTTTGACGGTGAATGGTCAAGTTTAACTGCATATAATTTAGGTGATATTGTTAGATATGGCGGACATGTGTACTACGCCGTTGCAAACAATATCGATAGCGACCCTAGCAGAGTAACAGCTGGTTATACATCAGGTGGCGACAGTACCCAAGATTGGATTGTACTTGCAAAAACATATAATTTTAGAGGCGACTGGGATATAACATCTCCTTACAAAACAGGTGACATTGTTGTACGAGGCGGCTATCTATACCAAATTCTAAGAGATGTTAATATTAACGACGGCGACGATAGTACGTTGGTTTGGCAAGACCCAGAAATATACGAACTAATTATACCAGGTAAAAAGTTTGTTGGTCCATGGAGTACTACAGGATATTATGCAGTTGGTGAAATAGTATATCATCTAGGTACTGCATACTTTTGTAATTTTGAACACCAAGCAACTGCTGAAAACTTTCCAGGCGATAACGGAAGCGGCTACGATTATTGGGATATACTTGTACAAGCAGGACAGCCAGGCGGATTACACGACAAAGGCGACTTGCTTACTTTTGGGTTATCACGAACAGGTGCTGATGACGGTAGTACTGTAGGAGACACTAGATTAAAACTAGGCGACGAAGTAGGACAAGCATTATCTGTTACTACTGATTTAGATTTATTTTGGAGAAACTTTTTAACTGATAGCGATGTTATATATGTTAGTAACGAAGGAATAAACAGACCAGGTTACGGTAGAACTCCTTTGCGCCCATTTAAAACAGTTAAGTATGCATCCGAATTTGTTGAAGATAATTTTATAGCTGGCAATCCAGTAAAAATATCAATAGCAACAGGCTATTACGAAGAAATTGGTCCAATAACAGTTCCAGCAGGTTGTGCAATAATGGGAGACGAATTAAGATCTACTACAATTGTTGCAAACCCTAGGAAACAAGATTACTACGATAATTATAACCAAGTACAAGATTATTTAACATTTACTGAAACATTTATTCTTGACTTATTATTAAATGTTCCAATCACACCATTAACAGGTAATACCGAAACACAAGTTTTAAATGGTCCTTTTGGTTCGGAAGACGTAGCACAACGATGTGTTGAATTATTTACAGACTATAAAAATAATGTAGAATTTAACGTGTTTACTGGAGAAATTAGTCCAGTAATGACCGGATCTAATACATTAAACGCAGACACTAATTTTGTTAATGGTGGCGAAAATATTAGCCAAAACATTATTTTTATTAGTGGACAAATTTATGCGTTCTTACTACAAGAAGGGTTTACTGTAGACAAAGACACAGTGTACGAAGATGTAAATTCTATATTTAGAGGCCTTGCAAGAGATTTGAAATATAGCGGAAACTATGCAACTTTACTTGCATCGAGACGATATATAAATGCTGCCAACGGATCACAAAACGATGATCTATTTTGGGTAAGAGATACTACAGGAATTAGACAATGTACATTAAAAGGATTAGTCGGAACGCTTAATCCTCCAGGTGTATTTGACTTATACCAACGTCCAACAGGTGGTGCATTTGTTGCATTAGATCCAGGTTGGGGACCAGATGATAGTCGTGTATGGATTAATAATAGATCACCTTATATCCAAGGCGTAACAAATATTGGCAGTTCTTGTGTAGGTAAAAAAGTAGACGGCAGCCTACATAACGGCGGCAACAAGTCTATGACATCAAACGATTTTACCCAAGTACTAAGTGACGGTATTGGCGCTTGGATAACCAATGGGGGCAGAGCAGAACTTGTTTCTGTGTTTACATATTATTGTGCTGTAGGATATTTTGCTGAAGACGGCGGAATTATACGTGCTACAAACGGCAACAACTCTTATGGTGATTACGGGTCAATTGCAGACGGAAACGATCCAACAGAAATACCTGATACAGCAACAATATGGAATAGAAATAATCAAGCTTTTGTAGACACTGCTGATTCCGGTGGAACAGTAGATAGTATAGCATTGTTTGAATACGAGCATTGTGGCGAGAACTATAAATCAGCATCGGCTACAATTACAGGTGCCGGCGCTGGCGTTAATGTAGAATTTGATGACTTTAGAGATGGCTCATTATATAATGTTAGACTTATAAACACTAAAGGATCAGGAAGCGAAGGCGGTACAAATTATCTAGTAAGACAAGGTAACGCCCAAGAAACTTTAGATGCAAGCCAATACTTAAAATTAAGTACAAGTGATGCAACACAATTTTATGAAGATGTTGCAGGCATGAGAATACTAGTTATTCAAGGCACTGGATACGGACAATACGGTTATATATCTGGATACAGTGCAGTAACTAGACAAGTTACTGTATCAAGAGAATCTGACGATCAGCCAGGATGGGATCATTTAATTCCTGGTACACCTCTAGTAGCAGCATTTGATTCAACTGCTAGATATAGAATAGAACCGAGAATGGCAGTTAGTCATCCAGGGTTTACTTCTACTGTACAAAATTTACCAGCAGAAAGAACATTTATTGACGTTGACTTTGGTGGAATAACAAATACTTACGGAGGGTTAACAGGCGGCTTAGGAACTGGCGAAACATTTGGATTACCGCAAATTGAAGCAATATTTAATGTTTCAAGAAGAGGCAGTGACTACGTTGTATCTATAAACAATGCCGGTGCTGGATATGCTGAGAATGATAGATTAACTATCAGAGGTGATTTACTAG